AGCGAGGCGGTCGTGGAAAATACTCCAGACACCGTAGCAGCACCAGAAGTTGAGGCAACGGCTGTTGAAGCCGCTCGCCCAACTGTTTCAGCACCAGCGTACGCAAAAGAGCGCACAGCACCTATCTCATCAACACAATACCTAGAAGCATCTATCAAAGCAGCACTTGGCGATGATGACTCACGCCGCGTCGTTCGCGCAGCAGATGATTCAACATCAACAAACACAGGTCTGACACTTCCTCAGCACCTAAACCAATTCATCACAGATACATTCACAGGTCGCCCAGCGTTCGATGCAGTAACACGCAACGCCTTGATCGACTCAGGAATGTCATTCACAGTTCCACGCCTTTACACAAACGCAGCATCAGCAGATGTAGCACCATCAGTTGCAGATGTTAACGAAGGCGCAACAGTTACAGATGTCGGAATGACTTCTGCTTACGACACAGTAAACATCAACAAGTTCGCCGGATTAAACCGCATCTCATGGGAGTTAATCGACCGTTCATCTCCTTCCTTTATGGAATTGCTAATGGCAGAACTCCGTAAGGCATACGAGAAGGCAACTGACTCAGCACTTTTAACTGAACTCATTGCTTCAGGTACAACTGCTGCAACAACAGCAGCAACAGCAGCAGGACTCCAGTCATTCATCTCTGTAGAAGGCGCAGCCGCATACAAGGGAACTGGCGGAGACTTCGCTAACAAGTTGGTAGTAAATACTGACCAATGGGCAGCAATCACAGGCTACGCAGACTCAACAGGTCGCGCTCTCTACTCAGCGCAGGGTGCAACATACAACGCATCAGGCACAGCAGTAGCATCATCAGTTCGCGGAAACATCCTCGGTACTGACTTGATCGTTGATCACAACATCGCTGCATCAGGCGTAGTTGACAACTCAGCGTTCTTGATCGCTCCATCATCTGTTTATGTCTGGGAGTCTCCAGTCACAAACCTTCGCCTACAGGTACTAACCACAGGCGAACTAGAGATCGCACTTTACGGCTACATGGCAGTTTATGTTGCCAAGTCAGGCAAGGGCGTTCGCAAGTTCAACCTTACATAATAGGTTACTAAGTCGCTGGCGGGATAGTGCCCTTCTATCCCGCCAGTCTTTAGAAAGAGGATCAAATGTCTTACACAACAGTTGCAGAACTCCGCTCCGCTCTCGGTGTCGGTACTCTGTACGCTGACGCGACCCTACAGTCGGTCTGCGATGCTGCTGATAATGTGTTGATCCCTTTTCTATGGACTAACTCGACTCCAATCATCGGGCATAGCAATAGCGCCACAACAGGCACTTCTTATTTTAACGATTATGTAGATGATGTGTTCTATGTCGGACAAACTGTCAACATCACAGGATCAGGCTCTAAGCACAATGGCAACAAGACGATCACAGGTGTAGGCGAAAAGGAAATTACTTACGCCATCACCGGCAATAGCAACACACCTGCGCCATTCCACCCAGTCAATCCTTACGGCACAGTCACAGCCGATACTTATGTGGATTACTCAACAATCCCTGCGATCCAAGAAGCATCTCTAATGATCGCTATTGCTATCTGGCAAGCGCGTCAAGCGCCTAGCGGTCAGGGTATGACTGTCGATGGATACGCTCCTTCACCTTTCACAATGTCTAACACTTTGGTCGCTAGAGTTCGCGGCTTACTTGCGCCTTACCTTGCACCAGGCTCGATGGTTGGCTAACCATGGCAGCGATCTCCACACTTCGCGCCACAATCGCAGCGGCTCTAGTAGATAACTCGCTCTGGTCAGTATTTTCATTCCCACCAGCGACTCCTATTGTCAACAGCGTAGTGATCTCACCGGCTGATCCATACCTGACTCCAACCAATAACAGCCGCAACAATGTCGCGCCGCTTGCTAATTTTAATATCAACATCTTCGTGCCTTTACTAGATAACGAAGGCAACCTAAATGGTATTGAGGATATGGTGGTTGCGTTATTCAACAAACTGTCAGCATCCTCGATCGTCTATAATGTGGGAGAGGTAAGCGCACCAAGCGTTCTAACTTCCGCTACAGGCGATCTACTCACCTGCTCAATGCAGGTGTCAGTCCTAACGAGTTGGAGTTAAAATGACCCTAGAAGAATGGGAAAAAGACAACGCAGCGTTCCTGATCAAAATAGGTCAGATCGCTCCAGCAGCACCTAAACCAGCAACTAAGAAAGATGAGGAATAACCGATGGCAGTATATCTAAGCAATGGGGTAGTTCTTACTGTAAATGCGGTAGATCTATCATCTCTAGTTTCATCTGTAACAATCAACCGTTCATTCGATGAACTAGAAGTTACAGCAATGGGCGATGCAGGTCACAAGTTCGTAAAGGGCTTGGAAGCATCATCTATCACAATCGACTTCTTTAACGATGAAGCAACATCAAAGACACTTCAGACATTGAACTCTGTATGGGGTACAAGCACAACTGTTACAGTTAAGCAGACTTCAGCCGCTACATCAGCAAGCAACCCGCTCTACACAATGAGTTGCCTAGTCAACAACATCACACCAATCAACGGTGATGTCGCAAGCCTAAGCACTCAGAGCGTGACTTGGAATGTCAACGGCACAATCACAGTTACAACAGCGTAATAAATAACTAAGGGGCAAACAATGGCAAAACTAAAGGTTACAAGGGCAGACGGAAGCGTTAACGAGTACCAGATCACACCAGCGATCGAGTACGCCTTCGAGCAATATGCAAAGAAGGGCTTTCACAAAGCCTTTAGAGATGACGAAAAGCAGAGCGATGTTTATTGGCTCTGCTGGGAAGCAATCCGTCGGTCGGGTGAAACCGTAAAGCCTTTCGGTGAGTCGTTCCTTGAGACATTGACGCGAGTCGAGGTCTTAGACGATGACCCTTTGGCGTAACGCGAGAGTCCTTCACCTATCTCGTAGCGAGACTATCGCTTGAGACTGGACTCTCGCCTCAGACTTTAATTGAACTAGATCACACAATGTTCAGGACTTTATTACAAGCCCTGAAAGACAGAGCGAAGGAGCGTGAGAATGGCAGTAGAACTAAAAGGCGCTGACAAACTCCGCACAGCGCTAAGAAAGTTTGAGCCTGATCTAGCCAAGGCACAGACTAAAGAAATGACTGCTGCTCTAAAGCCAATCACTAACAAGGCTCGCGGCTTTATGCCATCAAATGATCAGATGTTATCTGGCTTCACTTCTGCAAGTGCTTCGGCTGAAACTACTAACTATCGTCACTTTCCTAAGTACGATCAAGTAGAAGCCAAGCGCGGAGTCAAATACTCAACAAGCCCATCTCGACCAAATAGAAGCGGGTTCGTTGCCCTAGCGCGTATCATCAACTCATCCGCTGGTGGAGCAATCTACGAAACATCAGGTCGCAAGAACCCTCAAGGGCAACCATCTCAGGCTTCAACACGCGGCAAATTCACGAATTACATTGACACAACAAACAAAGTTAACAAGTCACTTAACCCTAATGCTGGCAAGCAGTTCATCAACAGGTTTAACTCACTTGGACAGTTGGTCAATGCTCGACCTCGCCAATCAGGACAGGCTGGCAGAGCAACCCGCAAGATGACTGGTCGCGTTATATTCAGAGCCTTTGCAGAGGATCAAGGCAGAGTAACTGCCGCAGTAGTTAAGGCTATTGAAAACTCAGCGCATAAGTTTAATGTAAGAACGGATGGCAAGTAATGGCTGATCTAAATATCACGATCGCCTCGGTATTCGCTGGAAAGAAAGCGTTTGCCGATGCAACAAAGCAGACACTAAGCCTTAACGCTCAGGTCAAGAACCTTGCCAAATCCTATGTAGGACTATTCACAGTTCAGAAACTTGCTCGCAGTTCTTTCAATGCGGCTAAAGCCTTTGCAGAGGATGACAAAGCAGCCAGAGTACTTAGCCGGTCTTTAGATAACTTAGGGTTATCCTTTTCAGATCCGTCAGTTCGTAGGTTTATTGGAGAACTTGAAAAGACTTATGGTGTTCTCGATGATCAACTTCGCCCAGCCTTCCAAAGATTATTAACCACTACTGGCGATGTCGCTAAGTCTCAGTCCTTACTTATTACAGCGCTCAATCTTTCAGCCGCGTCAGGTAAAGATGTCGTAAGTGTTTCAGGAGACTTGAGCAAAGGCTATGTTGGTCAAACTCGCGCACTTGCTAAATACGGTATCGGCTTAACTCAGGCACAACTCAAGGCGATGTCCTTTGAGGAAGTCCAAACACGAATCAACACTCTATTCGGTGGACAGGCGCAACTAGCAGCCGATAGTTACTCAGGATCG